TGGGACCTGGCATTTATGTACCCTATGATAGAGATGGCATCGGAGAGGGTTGGGTTTATCGAAAAAATTATGTATATTTACAATGACTTAAATCCTTTATGCGACATGGTTATTAACACTAACCAACAGGTGGCGACAGGCAAAGAGATACAAAACAAAAGGCAGTATGCAAGAATTAACGGTGATATTCTTTAGTTGTAGGAGGCTTGCGCTTTTGCATCAGTCGGTTAAGGCATTTCTTCAATCTAATACCTATCCTATTACTGATTTTATCATTGTAAACGACTCCGGTGATCCTGAGATATGGAAGCAACTGGAAAATACCTACCGGGGCGCTTCGCTTGTATTGAATCCCGAGAATGTGGGATTAATTAAGAGTGTCGATATAGGCTATTCACATATCACTACGGAGTATATTGCCCATTTTGAAGATGACTGGTGCTGTAATGGGAAGGGCGGCTTTATCGAAAAGGCAATGACCATCATGGAATATGAACCAATGATCGAAGAGGTATGGTTTGCTGATTACAACGAGCATCCATTAGATGAACCCATTCATGTAATTAAGGGTGTTAGTTTTAAATATGCGTCGGAGAATTACCAGAAAGGTATGAACGGATATAACGACTTCGCATGGCATGGATTTACGACGGCTTGTGCCCTAAAGAGGTTAAGCGACTATAAACGGGTGGCTCCCTATGCAGAGATTCCGTGGGAGGGTACTATATGGCATCGGGAACAGGCTATCGGCGAGAGGTATCATCAGTTAGGCTACCGGACGGCCTGTTTATTGGAGGACTATGTTTTTAATATAGGTTACGGACTGAGCGAGTATATAACGGGTAATGAGAAATAATGTCAGCATTAAAAGGCACATTTAAGAAATATCCTAATCCTGTATTTGTAGAAACGGGATGTTTTATAGGGGACGGGATACAACTTGCATTTGACGCAGGATTTAAAATGATATATTCTATTGAACTCGATCCTAAGAATCTTGCTATTTGCCAGGGACGGTTTGAGGGCAATCCTCATGTCCAGTTGATATATGGCGATTCATGTGTCAGGCTTGAAGAATTGATAATGCAGATTGACGAGCCGATTACTTACTGGTTAGATGCTCATTCCAATAAATATCTGCCGGATTGGATTGGTAGGTATAAGTCACCACTATTGAAAGAGATAGAGGCTATCGGCAGGAGGGGGAATAAGCGAGATATTATACTGATTGATGACCTTCGGAGCTGGGATATGGAATATTATGGCTTCACTACTAATACTTTGATAAACAGAATATCAGAGTTAGATGATAATTATAAGTTTATTTTTGAAGATGGCACTGTACCGAAAGACATATTAGTTGCGTTGATAGATGAAAGTACTGATGAAATCAATCTTCCCTGAAGGGATAGAGGCTAACATAGATTTACCGACTGATAAAAAGGTTGAGTGTTGTATTGACAATACCATGCCCCAGAACCTTGATCCCGTGCCAAAAGATACTATACGGTTCTTTGTCACTACCGAGGGGTGGGGCGACTATAACCAGATCATAAAAGACAATCCACAGGCGTACACTTTTCTTCTGACTCAATACCCCGAGCTTCTTACACTTCCACGAACAGTAAAGCTAATCGGCAATGGTTCATTTGTTGATCCGGCGCCAAATATTAAAAAGAAGTTCGGGGTTTCTATTGTAATGACTAACCGTAACGTGGCTCCCGGCCATCCTATGCGTCACGAATTATATGCAAGACGCAAAGAGATAAAGATCCCGTTTGATATTTACCGGGGAACCTGGAATGAATTTGCACCGACAGAGGACACTATACAGATGCCTCCGTGGCCTAACAAGAAATGGAAAGTAAAAGTCTTTGACTGTATGTTTCATCTATGCCTGGAGGGCTTTAGAAATGAATATTACTTTAGCGAGAAGTTAATCGATTGCCTAATTACAAAGACCGTTCCGCTTTACTGGGGATGTACTGAGATTGATGAATACTTTGATACCAGGGGCATGATTTTTGTTGATAATGTTGACGAGATAATTGACTTATGTAATCAACTCACCCCGGATGTTTATTATAGGATGTTACCCTTTGTCATTAAGAACTACGAAGAGGGGTTAAGGCATTACAAGTATGAAGATATATTAAAACGAGCAATGTTACAATGCCTATCATTATAGACTTCACACCCACGGGGATGATACCCACTAAGGAGATGACACCTCATGTCCCGGTTGAGCCTAACGAGATAATCGAAGATGTATTGGAGGCTTGTGAGCTTGGCATCACGAAGGTTCATCTTCACGCACGGTATGAAGGTCTGCCTACATATAAGAAGTCTATATATCATGAGATAGTACGTGGCATAAGGAAATATTCTGACGTAGTTATTTGTCTAAGTACAAGCGGACGTACATATAAGAAATTTGTCGAGCGTGCAGAATGCCTTGATGTAATTCCCGACATGGCCTCATTGACTCTCTCTTCGCTTAACTTCAACAAACAGGAGTCTATTAACTCACCCGATATGATTCAGGCGCTGGCAGAGGAAATGTTAAACCGTGGCATAAAACCGGAACTCGAGGCTTTCGACGTGGGTATGATAAACTATGCGAAGTACCTGATAAAAAAAGAACTCCTCAATGCTCCATATTATTTTAACCTGTTACTTGGTAATATCAGTTGCGCTCAGGCCGATCCTTTATATCTGGGGTTGATGATTCGTGAGTTACCAGAGCCTTCAATATTCAGCGTGGCAGGGATAGGCGATGCACAGCTACCGATGAACTCAATGGCTATCGCTCTCGGAGCAGGGGTAAGGGTAGGACTTGAAGATAACATCTGGTATAACAGGGAGAGAAAAGAATTGGCATCCAATATGCAACTTTTACAACGCATCCATCGTATAATAGAGGCAAACGGGCACAGGGTGATGAACCCAAACGAACTAAGAGATCTGTTATGGTAAAACGATTCAATCTTTACAGGGAAAAGGTATTCAAAGTAGATAGTGACTTACGGGTTCGCTACCTTGCGCCGTCGGACTTTAAATACATAGAGACTCAGGAGAATACTTTCTGGAAGTTCTTTGGTGAGATGGCATCGGGGAATAAATGTATGGGACTGATAAAAGACAAGACAGTAGTTTCATATCTATGGGTCAACGAGAAATATTTGGAGTGCTGGGGTATCAAAAAACGGTTTCTTGGTAATGAATGTATGTTATATAATGCAGCGACGAAGCCGGACATGAGAGGTAATGGCTACGCAGAGATACTCAGGGCAAAGGTTTACGAGATACTTGGTAAAGACATATATTATTCATTTACAGAACTTAACAACAAACCAGCATTAAGATTTAAGGAGAAGATAGGAGCAGAGGTTATTGCAACATATACTTATTTTAAATTATGGAAATTTCAGAAGTTATGGAGTTGAAGCCATTTCCGAAAAGGATTTACATATTTGATATTAATGGTACATTAAACTTTACAGACTTAAATTATAGTCAGGTTCCTGCAAAAACCGCATTCGATGTAATTAAGAAAAAAGAAGATGTCTGGGCAGGAGTATGGAGTGGTATGTATTGTTGGATGCAATTACAGTATATGAGTCAATACAATATAATACCTGATTTTATTCTAATGAAGTATGAAGGTAACTCATTTAAAAAGTCAATGGAACATATTTATAAAAGAGAATTCGATTGCGATGTTATATGTGTTGGAGATCAGGAAGAAGATAAAAAGTGGGCAGAATATTACGGTTTTAAATATTTAACACCAAAACAATTTACAGATAAATTAGTCAATGCGGGATACTTACCAAGACTTGATCCTCCCAAAGTCGACAGACAAAGGATTCAAAGGAACAGGAGAAACCTGGCGAGAAATAAAAGATGACTTCAGCGGAAAGACAATTCTTGACGTTGGGTGTAATCAGGGTTATTTCATGCTTCGATGCTTGCAGGAAGGGGCAAAGAAAGTTATTGGAGTGGACTTGAATGGTACTCACTGGTGTAAGCCTATCGGTGATATGGAAAAGCCCCTTGATATTGCTCAGACTGTCTTTGACGCATGGGGATATAAGAATACAAAGTTAATTGAAGGTGACTGGGAGAGTGTTGTTATAGATGATAAGATTGATATTGTATTGTGTTTATCGACTTCACATTATTTCAGGAACCCAGTCAATGCTTTAAGAAAGATATTTGCTCTCGGAGCCGAACTCTTAATCTTTGAGGCCAGCCCAGGTACTTTTGATAAGATGAAAAACGCAGCGAAAGAATACGGATATAAGATAATAGAAGAAAAACCCGGACATTGGAATGGATATACGATTTTTAAATTTAGAATGTTATGATAGGCTATTCAAACATAAGGGGAGCTGAAGAGATGCTTCAGGAAGCCTGGGACGAGGCGGACGGCGAGATGACTTTCGAGGGTATTGTGCGGGTGATACTTGATTACCATGCTCAGTTCGACGAAGATTACGATATTGGAACGATCGAAGATCCATTTGATGCACTTGAAGATTTTGCGTGATGATACGATGTAAAAAGGGTAAATGTATTGTTTATTCTAAAAAGGGTAAACGATTATCGAAGCCGATGAGTAAGAAAAAGGCGAAGAAGAGACTCAGAGAAATTGAATATTTTAAACATAAGAAGAAATGAAACTATATTGTGTATTTGCAGTTGAATGGCATATCGGTAAAGAGTTACTCGGTATTTATGAAACCCCAGAACTCGCTGTTATCAGAAAGCAAAGTTATGATTCTGCCTTTTGTGATGCTGTTGAAATAATCGAATATGAATTAAACACTGATATAGAATAGAACTACCAATGCAATAACTATTGTAGTATAAATTAGTTTTTATGGCAGCAAGAAAAGGACACAAGAAGTTTGGAGGGAGAAGTATTGGAACTCCGAACAGAACCACGAAAGAGGCAAGGGAATTATTGGAGAAAATTCTATTTGGACAGATTGATAACATCAATGAATCACTGAACGAAATAAGGGAGTCTTCAGAGGAGAGGTATATTGATGCTATGGCAAAGCTTTTCAGGTATGTTTTACCGCAGAAGACAGATATAACATCAGATGATAAGCCATTGATCCCAGAACTTCCAAAGATAGTGATTAAGCGCAGGAATGGTTGAAGTTGAACAGATGGTCAGTGATCCGCAGGCTTCGATACTCGAAAGTACTGCTTCGGTCAATCTATTTCTCGCAGGAGTGGGGAGCGGGAAGACATATCTCGGTGGTGTGCTTTCCAAGATATTCGTTACTGACTTTCCCTCTATGCGTGGAGGTATATTTGCAAATACTTATGATCAGCTTAATACATCAACATTATTTCGGGTAAGGGAATATTGGGCTTCAACAGGAATGACCGAGTGGAGCAAGGAAAATCCTAATGGTGTCTATGTCTCTGGCAGGGAGCCTCCTCCGGCATGGATCAAATGTAAGCGTAACTTTGACAGGTTTAATAATATCATATCATTCTGTAACGGAGGTTTGATATTCACCGGATCATTGGATAATGCCAGTTCACATTCGGGAAAGGAGATGGCTTGGGCAATACTTGATGAGACAAAAGATTCTCGTGAGGAGGACGTGAAAGAGATTATCCTTACAAGATTACGCCAAGTCGGGATGTATGTTGTTAATGGAGTGATAAAGGGCGAGGGCGAAACGAAAGACCAATGGAATCCGCTTTATGTTCTTACCTCTCCGGCCAAGGTGGAATGGATAACAGAATGGTTCTCACTCGATAGTTATACTGATGAGATAACAAAGAAGATTTATAATAAGAATGACTTTTTTGAGAAGCGCATCGGTGATAAATATGCTGTTGTCTCTTCCACGTATCATAATGTTCATAATGTAGGCGAGAATTATATCAATAATATATTACAGAACAATTCAGAGGAACGGGGGAAAGCTCTGGTCTTTGCGAATCCGTTTGCACAGACAGGTGGGGAGTTTTACTCTTCTTTCAATCGGCTAAGACACGTTGGAGACATTAGGTATGACCCTTCTTTGCCTATTCATATCAGTTTTGACCAGAACTCAGTGCCTTATAACTCTGCTTCTATCTGGCAGGTAAAGCGTAATGGTGATCTATGGGATTTGAATTGTGTTGATGAGATTGCTTTAGCTAATCCTCGTAACTCAACAGAAGAGGTCTGTGACGAGTTTATTTTGCGATACGCGAATCACAAATCAGGGCTGTTTTATTACGGTGATGCTTCCGGGCATAACAGACAAACGCTTAATAAGGACTTCTTACATCATTATGAGATTATCGCTTACAAGCTGAGAAGATACCTGACAAATGATTCTGATAGGACATTATATGTCAATCCATCACTGGTGCTTCGGAGGGACTTTATAAACAGGATGTTTGAGGACAAACTACCGATCAGGGTAATGATTAATGAGGACTGTCATTACATGATAGCTGATTATATGTACTTAAAGCAGGCTATTGACGGAGGTAAAGATAAGCATATCGTAACAGACAAAGAGACAGGAGACAAATACCAGAAGTACGGGCATTTGAGTGACAGCGCAGATTATTTAATGGTGGAACTATTTAAAACATACTATAATGGCTAACATAAAAAGAGATGGATAAAAAAGAAGGATTGGAATTATTAAAGGAGATCATTGGGGAGGAGATTGTCCACCAGGATTACGACAGGGTAACGAAACTAAGGGATCACTACTACAAGCTGAAGACGGGTGATGGCATTGAGGACTTACTCCACAGGATTGAGACAAGGGTAACAGAGGAGGAGTTTGATCAGATAAAAAGGATTTACAGGAGCATCATTCCATCAACACTAAACTCGACAAAGCTACCTTTTGAGAAGGCAGCAAGGAAACAACCTATTGTACGGAAGATAGATTATGAGGGCGATGCGGAGAGCAAGAAGCTGGAACTGGAAAAGTATATCCAGAGTTATTGGGGCGATAAGTCGTTGGAGGAATATCTTGAATATGCCTTCATTGATTATAACTACATTGACCCGAATGCTTTTCTTATCACGGAGTTCTCTAACTTCAATAACAAGAAAGAGAAGGCTAAGCCATATCCGTTTATCGCTTCATCGGCAGAGGCTATTATGTTTAAGTATCAGAATGAGATATTACAGTACCTGGTTGTGAAGCTGCCTATTAAATTCATGGATGGTGAGACAGAGAGGGACGGGTTTAAGTTCACTATGTATCTTGGTCCTGACACTATTGTACTTTCCGAGGTTGCAGAGAGTACAGAGGCAGTGAAGATAAAAAGCAAGTATTATAAGTTAACTTATTTCCAGCCTAAGACTGACAAGGTGCCAGCTTTGAGGTTTGGCTTCCTTCGAGATGACCAAACCAAAGGAAGGACATTTGTGTCGGTCTTTCATTGTGTTTTGGAGCTGCTTGAGAAGACGCTGAAGATAGACTCGGAGCTTGACCTGAGTACTGCCATGACAGCATTCCCGCAGAGGTTCGCTTATGTGACACCGTGTAATAATCACGGATGTAACAAGGGATATTTCCCCGATGGGAAGGAATGTCCTGTATGTCACGGAACAGGAACACAGCCATTTCATAAAGGTACTCAGGATATAATTACATTGGCATTGCCCAATGATCCAGCGAGAATGATCGATCTTGAGAATATGCTTGTCTATAAGGGTCCGCCTATTGAGTTATTGCAGTTCGATTCTGACTATCTTGAGAAGCTGGAAAAGAAAGTGCAGTCTAAGATGTTCAATGCTGATCTCTATACAAGGGCCGAGGTGTCAACCACGGCTACGGAGAAGATTCTTGAGACCGATAATCTAAACGATACTCTCTATCCGTTTGCAAGGAATTATTCTATCACATGGGAGTTTGTCGTTAAGGATATCGCTACTTTTACAGATTTAAGCGAAGGGATTATTCTGCAACA